TTTAACTTAGACCCAATGAGTGCTGTTATATGCTTGAGGCATGGGCAAGACTTACTGGCTATAGATGAGATCGTTATGTATGGGTCAAACACAGATGAGATGGTTGCTGAGATAAAGGATAGGTATCCTAATAGGCACTGTATTATCTATCCTGACCCTGCATCAAGACAGCGCAAAACAAGCGCAGGTGGTCGGACTGATTTGTCGATCTTACAAAACGCAGGATTTAGCGTTAAGGCGAAGAAAGCTCACCCATTGGTCAGGGATAGAATCAATGCGGTTAATAGTCGTTTACTGTCAGGTGATGGTGAGCGGCATTTGTTTGTAAGCCCCAAGTGCAAGCAGACGATTAAGAGTTTAGAAAGACAGACTTATAAAGAGGGTACGAGTATTCCTAATAAGGATGGCACTGACCACATGAATGATGCGTTAGGCTACCTAGTAGAGTATTTGTTCCCAATCAGAACTGAATATAACACCCCGCAACCGACTAGGTGGACTTGATGGAAACAAGAGAGATCGATAATACACACCCAATATATGATGACTACAAGCACAGATGGTCGTTCTATCTTAGAAGCTACATGGGTGGAGAAGATTATAAAGATGGCGGCTACCTGACAAGCTACATCTCAGAAGACAAAGACGAATATGCTAGACGTTTAGACCTAACCCCGATGGACAACCACTGTAAGAACATTGTCCACATCTATTCTAGTTTCCTTTGGCGCGTACCGCCAACCAGAGCATTCAATAGCCTAACCAACAATGCCGCACTAGAACCTTTTATGAAAGATGCTGATCTTGATGGTCGTTCTTTCGATGCGTTTATGAGACAGGCGCAAGTATGGTCTAGTGTCTATGGTCACGTTTGGTTAATGATTGATAAGCCACAATCTAATGCCTCTACAAGAGCAGAAGAGCTAGATCAAGAGATTCGCCCTTACATGACTCTAATCACACCAGAGAACGTGTTTGATTGGAAGTATGAGCGCACTTCTAGTGGTCGGCATAAGCTAGTCTATCTAAAGGTAAGAGAGTCAGTAGATCGCATTAGCAACACCGAGACTGAGGTCTATTACAGAGTATGGCGTGAAGACACTATTGAGACTTGGCGCGTTACTAACAACGAAGAGCAGCACCTAGAGACTATCGACAATACACTAGGCAAGATACCTGCTGTTTTCCTGCCTGCTAACAGATCGCCTTTACGTGGTATTGGCACAAGCGATATTGCTGATGTGTCGTATATGCAACGTGCTATCTACCAAGAGCTATCAGAGGTAGAGCAGTTGATTCGTATCAGTAACCACCCAACGCTAGTTAAGACGTTCGAGACTGATGCTAGTGCAGGTGCAGGTGCAGTGATTAATTTGCCTGATGATATGGATGGCAACTTAAAGCCATACCAGATGCAACCATCAGGGGCTAACCTAGATGCTGTTATGAAGTCTATCAATGAAAAGGTTCAGTCTATCAACCGCATGGCACACATGGGCGCAGTGCGTGGCACAGAAGCAATGACACAGTCAGGCGTAGCTATGCAGACAGAGTTCCAGATGCTTAACGCTAAACTGGCTGAGAAAGCAGACATATTGGAACTAGCAGAAGAGCAGATCTTTGACCTGTTCTGTCAGTGGCAACAAGTAACCAATGACGTAGAAGTATTCTATCCTGATGCGTTCGACCTTAGAGACTACGACAAAGAGTTAGTATTCTTACAGCAGATGCGAGCAACTGGCGTACAGTCTGAAACATTAAACAAAGAGATAGATAAGAAGATAGCTGATCTAGTGCTTGATGACGATATGCTTGCTAAGTCACACAATGAGATTGATGCAGGTTCACAGCGCATTGGTAACTTTGCAGATGAGATAACTAATGGCGGCTGATACTGACCATTTCAATATTGTTGATAGGTTAGCTGATAGGCATGAAGAAAGATTAGCCTCTGCACTTGTCACTTTAGAGAATAGAGTCGTTGATCTAATGGCATCAGCACCATTAAAAGATGGCGAGCTTTTTGATTTGGAATGGGCGTTAAGCGCAAGAACAGAATTGCGACAAGCGATTAGCGAAGAGTATTTGGAAGCCGCAGACAGTATTGTTAGAGAGTATGATTCGGTTGCTAGTGGCGCGGCTGATATGTTAAAGGAATATGGAGACATTACAGTAGTTGACCCTGATGTGATTAGCCAGTTACAGCAGATGACGTTTCAGGGCTTTGAGGATATAGGCACTGAGTATCTTGATGTAATTGCCAAGCAGGTATATGAAAGCACACTAACAGGCACTACGTTCGCTCAGAGTGTCGCGGCTGTCAAAAAGGTGGTTGGTGAGGATATGGCAAGGTATGCTAGTCAGCAGGTGCATGATGCTCTTACTCAGTTTGACCGCACAGTGAACACCAAGATAGCACTGGACTCAGGAGCTAAGAGGTTTCAATATCGAGGCTCTGATGACGAAAAGACTAGATCGTTTTGCCGCAGGCACATAAACAAAATCTACACGATTGATGAGATCAATGAGATATGGCAGGGCGAGTGGACAGGCAAGAGCAGTAGCAATGCTTTTGTGAGCGCAGGTGGCTATAATTGCCGCCATAGATTTAGACCAGTATTCGAGGATTAAGCTATGCCAAAAGGCGCAGGAACATACGGAAGCAAGGTCGGAAGACCTAAGAAAAAGAAACGCAAGACAAAGAAATAACTTGTGTTAAACTAACGATTCACCAACTACTCCTAGTGAGGTTCGTAACATGAGCGATACAATCATGGAAACCATAGAAGAAGCTGAGACTGAAACAGCGGCAGTAGAAACTCAGGCAAAGACATTTTCACAAGAAGAACTAGACCGAATCGTAGCTGATCGGATTGCTAGAGAACAGCGCAAGTTTGATAAGAAGCTAGGTGGCATCAACTTAGATGAAGCCAAAGAGTTACTTACTCAAAAGGAACAGGCTGAGATTGAGCAACAGAAACAGCGCGGAGAGTTTGATTCTATCTTAAAGAATACTGTCGAAAAGAAAGATGCAGTAATCAACAGTTACAAGACTAGATTGCAAGAGACGTTAATTGATGGACAGTTAACCAGTGCGGCTAGTCGGAATAACGCAGTTGATACAGCACAAGTAACACAACTCTTAAAAGGCAAGACCAGACTTAATGATGATGGTGTTGTCGAGATTGTAGATAATAACGGAACACCTAGATATAATGACAAAGGTGATCTGTTATCTGTCGATGAGATGGTTACAGAATTTTTAACTGTTAACCCACACTTTGTGCGTGCCTCTGGTGGCGGTGCAGGAAGCATGGGTAATACAGGTGGCTCTACTCCGAAGCCTCAATCGGTGGATTGGATGGTCGAGAATTGGAATAGCGGTGGCAAAGAAGCCTATGCCGCTATGAAGAGGAAA